TATGCCATTGGTAAATAAGGCTAAAGATTTATATGGTAATTCTTTTACTTATACTCTTACTAATATTAAAGAGTTCAAATTATGAAAATAGATTTTAAAGGGGTGTTGATAGCACTCCTTTTTTTAGCTCTATGTTTTACTAATATTATTCAATGTAATGAAGAAGAACGAATACCGACAACTGATATTCCTTATTATACTTTGGATTCTCTTGGTAGGGTTATTTCTGCTTTGGAGAATTACGCTATAAAACAAGAACGTCTTATAGATAGTCTCAAAGCTAATACAAATAAAACTATAATTAAATATGAAACAGATATTAAGAACTTCTCTGATGTTTATGTTGTTTCTGATGATAGCA